CTGCAAGTGCATTCTGTTAGAGAACTTAAAATTATATTTCTTACATAGTTCAGCCACTACAGGCCCAACTTCTAGTAGCTCTTTACGGCTACCGCACATTGGCATAATCCATACTTGACTTGAACGTACAGCTACTTCAGGGCTATTAAGATAGTTTTCTAATACTTCATTTAAGTCTGACTCTTGTTTAGCTACAAACTTAAAACAAGCATCATGTACAGCTAGATAACGCAATACTTCTGGTTTATAACGTTTATCAGCAGGATCTCCGTTACTTGATAGTTTAGGCGAAGTAGTATATGTTACATGTACGCCAATACGAGACCATTCTTCATCCGGCATAATAGTGCCGTTAGTTTCAAAGTCTACATGCAATGTAGGCCTACCAATATCTTCCATTGTTAATGTTCTGCTGTAGTTTTTAAAACCCCAACGATCTCTAATAAACTTAACAAATAGTAATAAGTTCTTTTGCTGAATAAAAGGTTCACCACCAGTTAACTTAAGTAATGCACCTTCTTTTAAACGTTCATGATAATCGTTTTTCTCAAAGAGTTGTGCAACCTCTTCAAATGTCATTTTGTTTTTCTTAGACCAGCTAATATAGCTATCACAACCGTTCGGTGAGTCTTCACTCTTAAAACCGATACATGTTAAGTTACACATAGCCATTCTCATAAACACTGAAGGATGACCGATATAACGGCCCTCTCCTTCTAGCGTATAGAACACAAAATCGTCTGAAATAAATAAAGTTGTATTAGGGTCAATATTAGACATAGAGGTATTATATTATATGTTATTAGCTTTTCCACCCACTTTGAGGTATAGTTTCAAATATAGCACTATTGCCTTCATGTTCCCAAACTTCTACTTTTTCACACCAGCATCTTCCGTTAGTTAAGTCTTTAACGTGTTCGTTTGCTAGTTTATGACATAGTTCAGCAAACCTTTCAATACCTACTCCGTCTTCAAGAATTACTAGTTCAATCATCTTACGTTCTTCTAGTTGTTTAAACATATCTAAGTCAGGGTCTTTAGCCCAAACCACTGTTTTATGGTCGAAATATTCTTCTAGAGCAGTTTTAAGTTGCTTAAGACCGCCGAAATCAACAACCCAGTTGTTGTTATCTAATGTATCACAAGAGAACCAAAACTTGGCCTGTAAACGATAGCCATGAATAAAATGACAATGGCTTTGAGCGTAGGGCTGTCTGAAAGCAGCCGAACCCAACGGAATGACTTTAGTTGATGTAAATTTACCCATACCCTATGGTAGAGGTATTTAAAATAATATCAACTTAAATTAAGTCTTTTGTGTGTTTTTCAATCCAACCTTCTAGTATACTAGGCTTTATATCGGGCGGGGTAGATATAACAGCATTGCTTTCTTCGTTAGAGTTAAACAAATACCGTTGTATGTCTTTTTTCTCCGCAATACTATCCAATCTAACATGTAAAGCAGCTCTTTTATTCTTTACTACTGTGTTGCCAAGTAAAGCAATATCTATACAGTTTAACTTAATAAAAACACCAGAATCTTCATAGTTTGCCAATATATCAATAAACTCTCTTTTGTTAGCATCCGATCTAAAAAACAAAAATATGGGTACATCATCACTGCTATACTTTTTGTTTTTGTATTTTACTATCATACATTTATTTATATTGATAGTAAATATTGATATGGCTGCAACAGGAAAAAGTTTAAAAAAGGAATTTATCGTGCCAAATACTACCCCTCCTCCACCCCCACCTACGTTCGCTCAGCACTATATACATAACAGCCGGTTTCAAGTTACCCCTGATTTTATTAATTACATAAAAAGTGTAGAGAACGGTATAAAAGCAGGCTTTAAGCACGGTTTATGGCATCCGCACAAGAGTGTAGAGGGTGGTGCAGATACTATTGCATATGGCCACAAGTTACAGCCTGGTGAGAACTTTTCTCGTGGTATTACAGATGTACAGGCTACTGAAATGTTGAAAAAAGACATACAAACTGCTGCTACCAGGGCAAAACAAATAACAGACTTTAGATTCGGGCCTGGTGCATTTGATCGTCTTGACAACAGCAAAAAAGAAATGCTAACAGACTTTGCCTTTAATGGTGTATTAGGAAAGTTTCCTAGATTTTTAGATGGTGTAGTTACCGGAAATGATAAAGAAGTTAAAGCTCAATACATACGACATGTAAACGGCAAAGAAATGACCGGTCGTAACCAAGCTTTTGCTAACAGATACTTAAAGCCTTAAGCTTTACCCTGTAGTTTACCAAGCACCGCCATAATACCAGCATCTTTATTTTGCTGTGTAACTGGTGTGGTAAGTACTTTAGCATCTTCATCGCTTATTAGGTTAGGGTTGTCTCTAACTGTCATAATAGCGTTTTTAGCCATATCTAATAAAGTAGTCTCCCAGTTTGTTGTCTCCTGAGAAGTTTGTGGCACTTGTTCAGGTTGACCTCCTAACGGCTGAGGTGGTTGTCCAGTTTGATTTAAACCAGCAGCAGGCGTAGTAGGTTGCTGTTCTGGAGTAGCAGCTACAGGGGGTACTGGAGCTTCTAATAAAGTACGAAATATACTATCTGCTATTGCGTCAAATTTTTTCATATTAAACAGCTGGTGTTACACCTGAAGAAACACTTGGTGTACTACCTTGAGTGCCACCAGCTGTACCTTTACTTTTCACAACTAAATCTGCTAAAGCTTTTGATGCTGTTGCTGTATCCCCGGATTGTAATGCTTTAAGAAAAGCTGGATCGTTATAAACAGCGTGTATGCCTTGAAGTGTATTACTTGCCGCAGCTGCAGTTGCTGCTTGTGCTGCGTCTACAGATTTTTTTGCAACGTCTGATTGCTGATCAGGTGCTATTACATCTGTCAGTCCTTCATCAATAGTAATTTGATTTAATAACGTTAAAAACTTACTTTTTGGCTTCATTTCAATATATTTACGACTTTTTTGTATATTTGCACTTGATTTTATTTGGCAATAAAGTAATATAAAGTGTCGTCGGTTTAAGGAGTATACCACATATAATAGTATTATATGTATTAATAATAGGGACTCAGGAGCAAAGCTCCTTCGTCTCAGTCTTGCAGACCTTTTTAACAAGTTCGCTGCGCTCACTATATATTATATAATTAGAGCGAGAAATCCAGCTCATGGTTTGAATACGGATGCTAAGTTTTCTATGCCAAATTTCGTGCAAAACCGTTTGATTTTGTTAAAACTATACTTGCTATAATCAATAGAATAGCGAAACTCTTTGAGCTCGGTAGTTACTTCTGTGTATTCCGCAGTATTTTTGTCAACTAATGCTGTTTTATATGGTTTACTGGTAATATAAAGTAGTATTGGGAAACACTTCTTTACCTCTTTTATAAACGGTAATATATCCATATTACACGTTGTTTTATTAATCCAGTATATAGTGTTCTTTTTATCTTCTAAGCTAGAATATTCGGTAAAAAGAGTGTGAAGAGTAAAATAATGTATAAGCTTGAGATAATCCTGCCGAGGTAAACTGTCATATGTTTGTATATTAAGTTTGCGTAGTTCCTTCTGAAAGGAGCTTAGAATCTGACTTTCCGTCTCTTGAAAGTTTTTCAGATACAGGTTGTACTTTAACGGGTAAGGTTTCACCGAATAATAAGATAGGCTCTTTATTGCTTTGTGCAAGCTTTTTTAGCAAAGCATCTGGTGCTCTACCAATACGGCAGTTTATAATGCCGTTATAATAACCACCTTTAAGTAACACATCATGATCAAACTGTATTTTAGCTTCATAATAAGCTAACTCAAACTTACTGTCACAAAAACGTAGTATTTCAAACTTAAATTTGTCTTTACCAATCTTCTTTATATCTTCATTAACATCATTAGAGGATGAAGTATAAGTCTTCCAATCTGTCTCTACGTCAAAGTGTCTTTTGTTTTTTCTTCCTTTGAGAGGCTTAAGTTTTTTAACGCTTTTAATCTGCTTTTTACCGAAATAGACCTTACCACTGACCAGGTTTGTAATACGATAAATAAAACCGTAAGGCAAAATATCGTTGTTGAAAGTTTCATTTGTTGTCCAATGGCCTATGTCCATGCATCCTACTTACATCCCTTTTGGAAATGTTCTACGTTGTAATGGAAGTAACGGTTGAGGCTCACCATTCATTTTTTTCTTTTTGTCCTTTTTAGGTTTTTTACTACCAGTACCCCATATATTTCTTGCATCTCCTGGTGCATAAAAATCACTTGATTGT